GTGCCGAAGGCTCAGATTCTATAGGTATTACAGAAGCCATAGGCTTCGCCGAGAATCTGACAAGTTCGTCCGAATCGCTTATAGTCCATAGTCTCCAGCGGTCTAGAGATAACATATTTAACTCAGGCTCCATATTTGTGAATACGAATATGTTGGGAGAATCAAAGTCCCAATCTTTGTAATGATTTCTAGTGTCATACACGTAACCCGATTTAATAATTTCAATCGCAGTAAATATGCCATATAATCTCTCTTGGTTCATAGCCCTAGGTAAGTCGATAAAAATAGGTATAGTATCCCTAATGTTTTTGGCTCTAAGCATATTACACACGGAAAAAACTAACTTGTCCGCGTCGTTTATAGGTGGAATAACTAAGCCTTTTTTATAAATTCTCATAAGGTGAGCCAGTGTGGATTTACCTTTATTACCATCAGCACAGGATATTAAATGTATGCCTCGGTCATCATATAATTCCGCAAGTTCCATAATAGTTTTTTGAAAAGGTCTTAGTGTTTCCATTTTGCCTCTATATTGTTTAGGTATATAAGCGGGAGTATCAGGCACATCTTTAGAAGTCCAAGGACCTTCGAGTCTAGTGTCATCTTTCATTACATAGAAATTATTATCCCGATTTTCAGTCGAGGTAACGCTCAATGATATATTAAGTAAGTTATCTTTAAGTTCTTTTATCAATTCATTCTTCCTCTTCTTAAGTTTTAAGGAGAGTCGGCCTTGCCAGTGAATATAATCAGTAGTCTTACCTTGTTCCTTTTGGAAGCACCACTCCTTACAGTAGTTATCCAAAAATTCAATAAGTTCTGCCTTAGGCAGTTTGTCAAAGGGGGCTGTAAAGTCCCAAACACAACAGGCATTTGTAGTCATTCCTGTTAATACAATATATAAAATTATCCTTAAGTTGATTTATTTTCTCTACGATAGTATAGAAGATGAAATCCCAATTTAAAACCCCTCGTGGCCGAAAACGTCAAGCGAACAAAAAATACTACGCAAAGAAGAAGCGCTCTGCTAAGGTCTCGGACAAAGTCAAGAACTATGTAAAGAAAGCTATAGATAGAGAAATTCAAGATAAAGAGGAAGTTAATTCCATCTTTTCAGTCGCAGGTGGTGCGACTACCGGATTAATTAGGGGCTATGGAATAGACAGTACCGCTACTAATTATGGTATTACCACGGTCAATAGTATCATTCCTATCATAAGTGTAGGTCAAGAAGAAGATAAGCGTATAGGTAATGCTATACGTCCTAAATCATTAATAGCAAGATATGTAATAAACGCTGAAGCACTTAGTAACAACTCAGTCACATCTACAAATAAACAATTTGGTATGCCGTTCTACGTGTCTGTTCTGTTTTATAACCGTAAGGATACTAAAACAAATGCTACGAACGACACAATTAAGGATAACGGTTCAAGCTCTACTGATTTTACAACAATCTTCGACCACCTAACACCTTGGAATACTGATATGTATAATATTCTATCTTACAAACGCTATAAGATGTATCCATCCCAACAAAAAGAAATAGTAGGGACGACAGAAGTCACTACTCAATTACCAAGCATTGGTGGTTGTGCTACCAGCATTATGTGTAACCAAAAACTTAAGCTACCAGCTAAGTTAGTCTACGACGACGCTACACAACAACCATCTAATGCTAGAATATATTGTGCTGTGGGTGTTTTCAATCTTGATAACAGTACCCCAGACCGCTCTACGACAGTAAGAGCCACAATAACGATGGCTACGCATATGAAGTATCAAAATGCCTAGAAACATTTGAAATAACTTTATATTAATATTTAATTAATATAAATTTATCTGACAGCCCCAACGGGGCGTGAGTGGCTCCCCGCTTGAGTGGGACTACCCCCCTAAGGGGGTAGTTTCGACAGAAACCGAGAAGTGGGGTGACGAGGCTCACTGTCTAATACCTATTAGGCCGATATATTTTTTACAATATACCTACGGATATTTTGTGCCGGTTGTGCCGAAGGCTCAGATTCTATAGGTATTACAGAAGCCATAGGCTTCGCCGAGAATCTGACAAGTTCGTCCGAATCGCTTATAGTCCATAGTCTCCAGCGGTCTAGAGATAACATATTTAA